TCTAAGTTTACACTAATTATACCACAACACAAATAAAATTGCAACTATAAATTTCTTAAGCAATAAAAAAGTCCTCATTAAGAGGACTTTTTTGTGTTTTGTTTAGCTTGAATTATTTTGCTGCGTATAGCATCTACAACATTCATAATTCTTAAGAATAGTCGTTTTTCAATATTTGATTCTATTTCGTATGTTGTAAATAACTCAAATACAACTGAATAATCTTTGCCCATAAATGTACCACTCATACCTTCCCACCGATCAGGTAGGTATTGATATATTTCTAAGGCTTGTTGCACTAATTCCGGCAAATCATCGAATTCTACAGGAATTTCTTCTGGATTAGGTTCAGTACCCAGCATATCGCACATTTCATAGTACTGATCCTTGGTCATGGCTAAATCACGATTTTGAAAATAACTATCTAGTATTTCTTCTATTTCGTTTACTTGCTCTTGGAAAAGTTTCCCAGATCAGTTACTTGTTCGCTAATAAAGCTATCAAAATTTGTAGAACTTTTCATTAAGTAAAGTGCATTTTCTTCACTATAGTCTAGTTCTTGCTCAAGATCTTGATCACTTAAATCAACTGGTGCTAATTGTTCTAGATATTTAAATTTTAAACCACTCCAACCTTTAATGGAACCTTTTACATAAAGTTCTAAGAATAAATCGTCATTTAGTTCTTCTACAGGCTGACGATTTTTAAAGGTAGTTTTAGTGGCTTTTTTACGAATTGTTTGTAGTGTTTCTCTTGATAAAAAACTTACTTGTATTTCAAATCCTGGCATACCTGGATACTCTACAGTAACTTCCTTGCTAGGAACAAGCATGTTTTTTAGTGATAGGTTAGACATCTATTTAATTTCCTTGATTAATTTGTAGGATACCTACTATAGGTATCCTAATATAAAAATAATTATTGTGCGTAATATGATACTGAAACTTCGTTTTTAGCTTCAAGATCAAACGCACTACTTGTTAGACCTTGAGCTGTAAAGTTAATAGTTGTACTTACAACTTGTTCTGTATTAATTGTAGGAACTTGTAGTACAACACTAGGCATTGCTACTGTAATACGTGGTTTTGTACTACTACCGCCACCAATATGTATTGTTAAACTAAATGCTGGTTCTACATTAGTATTATCATCTAACATAAAATCAAGTAATTCAGCACTCTTATATGGTGTAGCACCTGTACCTGTTTTTAAATAGCAATTTAATGTACCACTAACTGCGCGAGTACCTGTAAAGTAGGTAAACGGTTTATTAACAACCCCTAGGTTAGCAGGTGTTAAGTAAGTAATATTATTAGCTAAGGTAATACTGCCACCAGTTAAAGCAATATCAAATGTTTTTGCAGCATTACCACCAGAACCATAATTACCACTAACTGAAATACTGCTTAATGCAACACTGCTTAATTTGTTAGCTAAAAGAGATGCTCCAGTATTTCTATTTTTAGCTGTACCATCAAGACTACCGCCAAAAGTAATATCAGTAGCATAAGTAGCCGATTTAGTAGCTGTAACTGATTCATTACGCATTATAGTACCGCGAGCTGTCCAAGCAATAGTAGCAATACCATCTAAACCAAAATCAATAGTAGCTTGATCTAGTGCACAATTATCTACAATATATGCTGATTGATCTAGTATAATAATCATACCAAAACGTTGCATTTGATTTTTACCACTTTGTGCCATGCTTAGTGTACTAACAGGAGTTGCACCTGTTGTAGCTACCCAGGCAGCATTTGCACCACCAATTAATTCTCCACTACCATCTACAAAACCAGCAGCAAATGCATTCCAGAGTACTTCTTCTTCACATTCAATTTTATCATCACCAGTACCTGCACCACCAGCATTAAAATATGGTCGCATATAGGTACTAAATGTCATTTCTACTGGTTCTAGGCTAGTATTAAATTGGCGCTGGCCACGAACTGGTGATGTGCCAGCTTCATTAACTGTTACAGTTTCACTACCTGTAGCTTGACTAACACTTAAACCGTCTAGTACTTGAATTTCGCGAGTATTTGATGCAGTAAAACCTGTTGTATCTACAACACCAGTTGTTGCATTAACATTGGTTGTAAAAAATACTCTTGCATTACGAATTAAATTTAAAGCCATATCTATTCCTTTTATATTAGTATGCTAATTATACTTAGACTAGATTTTTATCTGTGGTTAGCAAACTAGCATGATTGCTTACACGATCTGATAGCGGACCTGTAAGTTAATTTCACCAACTGCATAGGGAGACAACAATCCCTCATCTGTAGTTATTGAAGCTATGAGTATTTCTGTAGTTTCATAACCATTTATTAGATCATAAACAAGTTGTCTGTTAGCATCTATACAAATCTCTAGATCACTTAGTAGTTGCTCTAGTTGTTCTTGTGAATCATCTTCACCCTTACAGTATACTTTTAGTGATACACCTAGTAGACCCCAAGCAAAATTACTTAGTTCATACTCTCTGGTTTCATTACCTGGTGATATATAAACACTAGGAAAATCATTTACTTCGTCCCAAAACTTTAATTTGGCAAAGCATTGATTTTGTAAATTAGTTTGATAGGGATTAACGCCATTTATCGTAACATTAATTTTATCTGCTAGTGCTTGAATTATTTGTCTACGTTTAGTCATACTAGTACAGCTCGTAATCTTTGTTGGGTTATTTGTTGGGCTAGCTGTCTAATTGATTTGCTTATTAGCAGTTTAGGGTCTCGGCTACGTGGATTTTGCTGACGTCCGCCCTCACTAAAAGTAGCATACGGATTACGCATATAAGTATAAAATGCTGTAACCATTCCTTGACGACTTTCACTAATTCGTTCTACGCGTACGCTTTCTGCAAACCTGCCGCTGCGTAGGTTAAGTATGTCTCGCCTGTTGCCGCTACCCATGTTTTGTTTTATGGTTTGTGTTAGTTTAGCATTTAATAAATTTTCTAAATTAACTGCACTAGGTGGTAGGGGCACTATTTTAATATTTGTTTTGGCTGTTGCTCTGGGTAGTTTAAAAGATTGTGGATTATTACCACCCTTAAGATTTGGCTTAAGTTTAGGTACCACAGCAGCAACTTTTCTAGTACTAGCGGCAGTTTTTGTTTTAGTTCCTATTACACTACTACCAGGCTTTTTACCTGCTAAAGTATGTGCTATTAAACTTAATATTTTTTGATTAAAACTAAGCGATGCTGTTTGATTAATTACTCCAATTATAATATTTTTTACTACATCTGGATTGATTTTACCACCAAGTTTTAGATCTGTTTTTAGCTGCTCTATTATGTTATACTTTCTTTCTTGCTGCCCTAATGTTTTAGTATTATACTTTTCTTCCTGGAATAATACTGCTTGAAATATACCGGATTGAAAAGCTATTTCCAATACTGCTGATCTATCTGTAACACTAGTAGTAGTTTTTATAATTGTTTTTACTTGACCAGTTTTGACTTGGAAATCGTAATTAATTATCTCTAAATCTTTACGCTTTGCAAGTGCTGAACCATCTCTATAACCCCCTGTAACAGAAGCAAGTATTATTTGGGCAATACTTTTAGGGCTAAGAATTATTCTGTTTCGCTTATCTTCTGTGGATGTTTGAAAACTCGTATGTCCCCAGTTAAATATACTTGTAACTTTACTTTCTGGTAGTGTAGACTGTATTTCGCTACGTATTGGAAGACCTGTACTAGTGTCTGGTTTATTATACTCTGCCCATGTGTTTTTAATCAGCGGATTTAACACGTTATCTCTAAAATTAGCAAAACTTGTTGTGGCTATTTTTAGCGAACCTATTGTGCCTGCTATTTTTCGTGATATTTCTTGTGATTCTCTATTTACAGCAGCAATAGCTTTGGCTTTATCTTGTTCACTAGCTGCATTAGCTAATAATTTTTTTGTATCTTCTGATGGAAAATTTTCAAGTTGATTTTTAAAATCTTCAAAATTAAAAGTGCCTTGTTGTAAATACAATAAATAATATTTATCTGTCCATTTAGTTTTTAAAGTTTTAAATTCACTTGCATACGTTTGTGCATCAGCAGAACTAAGGCTACCATCTTGATTAATTTTTTGATTAACTTTATCAGACCATGTAGTATATTCGGTTATCCAGTTATTTAATTTATTTTCTGTAATAAGCTCAAACTTACTATTACTGGCTATTTTTTCTATAACTTTATTATAAACAGCTGCTACTACAGTAGCATCACCAATATCTTTAATACTTCCAGTTCTTACAGCAAGTTCTATTTGAGTCCAAATATCTCTACCATGAATACTAAATATAGTAGGAAATTCCAGATCAATAGTCTTACGAGCAAGTGAGCTGCTTAATCCTACTTTTCTAAATTCTTCTAGTACATCAGGTATGTCAACAGATTTGGCTCTATCTACTATAATCAATGCTTTAGCTAAATCTATACCTATACCGAGGGTTGGTACACTACCTACACTAGTTACTAGATTATTAGCCATTATGTATAATCCACAACATATTGATCTAGTATACGCTTAATATGTGCTGGAAAATTTGTACTAGCTACATATTGTATTTGTGTAGTATTAGGTCCTATATCTCTATTAACATGCACAGCACTATTATTTTTTGAGTAGTATTCAATAAGATCAAGTACAGCTAATTTAAGATCATCTGGTACTGTTTCAAAACCTGCTGTATATATTACACGATAACCTTTTATATATTTAGGAAAAGTTGCTAGACTAGTACTGCGAATTTTATCGCCATCATCAACCCAGTCTGTATACTTAGTTAATTCTGTATAAGTTTGGCCGTAATTTGTACTAATACTTACTTCTTCTATATTAATAACTGGTGTTTCTTTAAGTATTAATTCTGGAAATCCACCATCAAATATTTCTGTTTTTGCTTCGTCATAATAATCAATAAAACTACGGCGACAATAAGTTTTTACTAAACTACTAACTTTAGGAATTAAAAAACTAATCTCTTGATCTTTATTTCCGCTAGTAATTCCTAAATAATTTTTATACTCTGTTTTACTTACTAAGTCTGCAGCCATAGTTACCTCATTTAATGTCTCTAAAACCTATTATAATAGGCTTTAGAGACAGGGCTCATAAGAACCCTGTCAAAGTTAAAAATTAAGCTGCCCAAACTAGCTTGTTAGCACCACTACCTAAATTAGTAGTTAGTTGTGTAATGCCAGTACGTAGGCTTGCTACAAATACACGACGCTGAGTTTCAACTAGTTCTTGTGTATCAACGCGAACACCACGCTGATTACCAACTAAAAAGTTAGCTGGTGCAAAACAAATAGCACCAACAGCTGAAGCTGCTTTATCAGCAAACTCTGCACTAACTAGTACAGGGCTGTTACCAACACTACCAATTTGACCTGTTAGTAATGTAGCTGCAGGACCAACTTGGTTAATTGTTTGGAATGTTGTATCGTCTAGTAAGTCGTAGTAGATTTCTGTACTAACAACATAAACGATTTCAGCAGGATCTAGACCCCAAGCACCTAGTCCACGACGTAGAGTACGTAGATTAGCAACAGTAACTTTATCAGCACCGCCTACGCTAGGTGTAACATTATCACCACCAACAGCATCCCAAACTGCAATACCTTTAACAGGATCACTACCTGCACCAGCACCACGTAAGAAAGCACGATCAACTGCACGTGCTAAACGACGAACCATTGCTTCACGAATAACTGGCATTAGGGCAATAAGGCTATCCTCTTCCTCTTCATAGGCTAAATACTCGTTTGTAGCAACTTTATAGGCATTAAGAGTAATTTCTTTAAGTGCATGAGGGCTACCAACACCAGGAGTATAACCAGTTGTTGAACTTGTACCACCAGCACTGTTACTAGTACCAAACTGACTATTTGTAACCCAAGTAGCAACACCTGCTTCAGGATTGACAGGAATTGTCATAACATTATTTTGCATATTAATGTTACGGAATAGTGGAGCCATAACTAGGCGTCGGCGAACTTCTGACTCTAAGTTTAAGTTAACTTCTAGTTCCCAGGTTGCACTAGGTAGATGTTGACCATACTTTTGAATCATTTCGGCACCAAACTTGGTGTTTTCAATAGTACGACCCATAGCTTTAGCCAGTAAAACAGCCTTTTCTTTATCCTCATACTTCATTTCTTGACCCTTAGTCTCACTAAATTGCATTTTGCTGCGCTGTAGGGCTTCTAGTTCGGCAGCTTTTTCTTTTAGTGCGCTTTGTAGGCCTTCAAATGCTTTTGTTTGCTCAGCAGCTTGATCAGCAAGACGCTTCTCAACTTCTGCTAGTAGCTTTTCTGCACCTGTATCAACTGTTTGAATAGCTGCTTTAACTTTAGCAGCTAATTCTGTTTCTTGACGCTCTTTTTGAGCAGCTTCTTGAGCAGCTTTAGTTTGAGCATCCAGAACTGCTTTGGCAGCAGCTTCTGCGGCTTTAGCTGATGTATCAGCTAGTAATTTCTCTAATTCTTTAGGATCCATAGTCCATTCTTCCTTTTTGCTTAAATTTGCTTCCGTAGAGGATTCTAGCCCTTTAGCTGATTCGCTTTTGGGTGCAAATTGCTGTTTAAATAACTCAAATTCCTCAGCATTGTCAAATGCTTTGGACAAACTAAAAAGAGTACTTTGATTTGCGGGAACACTAACTACACTAATTTCATGTAGTTCTAGATCTTTAATCATAAATACTTCTGCTTTAGAATTATACTCGGCATCACGTACCTGAAACCCAATGCTAAAAGCACTTAAAATACCGTTTTTAATGAGCTTATAGATATTGCCAGCTGCATCACTTATTGTTGCCTTAATCCACAAACCTTGTTCATCAATCCTATGACTAACCATACGACCAATAGGTTGTGTGTGATCATGATAAGCTAAGATAACAGGATTTTTTAAATAATTTCTTAATCCTTTTTCCCATACGCCTGCTGGAACAACATCTCCTTGGCGATCTACATCTATAGTGCTAGCATAACCTTCTATGCTAATACTATTTTCGCCACTATCGCTAGGCAATGCCTTGGCTGTAAACTTGCTATGCAAGTAAAATGTTTTTTCCATATTACTCCCCAGTTTGCTTTGGACGCCCACCTTGCGAGGGATCTGCAGCTGAACCTGCTATATTAGCAGGAATTCTTAATGTGTCACTATCCGGTTTAGGATCGTAACGCAATTCTTTTCTGGCTTCATTTGGGGTTATAATGCCGCCATTTACTAGTGTTGAATGATATTTTGCTATTTGATCTAGATCTGGTTGTAGTGCGCTTACGTTTGATGTTATGGCTTCCACGTCATATCCAAAGTATCGCTCCACTGAGGATATATATTTTTTAACAATTGGCAATACTGTTTCCAAGTAAAATAGGCGTAAATTAGGGGAAATGTTAGCATTATTACCGCCTTGTAATAGTATAGGTGGAACACCTACAGTACTCATTATACGCTCACTGTGCTTACTTATAGCTTGATCAAAATCTAAATCACCATAGTTAGTTTGATTTAGATTTTGAGGTTTTAATCCGTTGTCTAGTATAATAGGTTTGCGTCCACCGCCTTTAACATTATAGCGTTGACGCCAGTATTCATAAGTTTTTTCTTTGGCTAGTTGACTAAGTGCATTGTCGCTAGTAAGTACTACACCAAACATAGCACCATTATCAAAAAAATTCTTTTGAAATTCGTGCATAGATTGTAAAACACTTATATTATTTTGACAAGCTTCTAGTCTGCTAGTACCGCGATAGATTGATTGTGAGTGATGATCTTTAAAATGAAATATATCTTGCTCAGCAAAGTCTACAGTACCCATGTACTTGTAGTGATTTATAAAAGTTTTAGTATCTGTTATAATTTGTACATTTTGAGCTGGCAGGTGATACATAAATGTACCATCCCAGTATATAAATGCATCGCCTTCTAGTACAAAGTCTAAAAATATTGCTTGACGAAATTCTTGTATTGATTGATAGGGGTTAGGTCTATAATTTAATAGTGTATTTAATGTTTTTTGACGAATACCGTTAACAATTCCATCAGTTACTTTATCTTTAATATCATAATCTAGGCTACTACAAGCATCTACTAGCATAGTAACAGATCTACGAACACTGTCTAATTCGCGAAATGCTTGCTGATAACTAATCTTTTGAGTAGTAGATATATGCGTACCTTCTTCGTAAGCAATACTACTTTGAGCTGGATTAAGTTTGTTAATAATCCAGTTACGAATCTTTTCTAATGCCATCGGTTCCTCCTAAGAACTGTGAAAAGTAGGAACCATAACTACTACCACGAAAATTACTTTCACCGCTACTATGCTTTTCTTGCTGTAGTTCAATCCAACGTTTTTGCTTAGTTACGCTACTAGGGCTAGGTGACTTGCCATAGATGCCGTGTAGTTGAACATGATGACGATTGCACAGGGTATATACAAGTTCATATATTTCTACATGGTGTTCACTAATAAATTGATCGCGAATTGCTAGTACAGCTTCATCAGTACTAATATCTATGCTATTTTTTAGTGCCCAGGACTCCAGCAACCAAGTTATGCTGTGTAGGTGGTGAAGCTCAAGTTCACTAGTTGTTTTGCATATATAGCAGTGTGTGTCTTTTTCATAGGCACTTTTAGCCTTGTCCCTAATCCACTTTACGGCAATACGTTTATTTGTATTAACTGCCAAATTAAAACCTCTTATAATTTTCACTATTATAGCCTAAAAGCTATAAAAATGTCAATAACTAAATTTCTATACCTATACAGTATAAGTATAGAGTGCATATCTAAGTGCATCAGCTATATGACTATATTGATCATGCTTGGGTTTTTCACGTGTTAGTGTTTCACGATCATCCCAGCGATATTGATCTAGCATAGCTAATACATGTCTACAACTTCGTAACACCACTAACCTGCCTTGCTGTATTAGTGTTTGTATATAAAGTATACCTGGTAAAACATCTTTTTTTGCTTTGGTAGTTGCTATGTTATAGCTATAGGCAAGATCACTAGCAAACTGTGCTGCTGCACTATCAATAAAAACAATTTCTATTTTCCAGTGCTCAATCATACTAGCAAAATGTTTAGCATGTTCACTAGTAGTACGCTCTGATTCACAATAATCTTCTACAACATAGAATATATCTGTATTATAATCATATATAATATTTATCCAAGCAGTAGCGTCGCGATAACCTGGATCACAACCAGCAATAGCTTCACCACGGAGATCACTAGGAAGATTGTCTATAACATACTCTTGCTTAAACTCTGTATAAATCTGACCCTCAAACGTAGTAAACGAGGCTAAATATTCCTGCTCAAATTCCGCCTTACTCATTGATTTGCGAGCCTCTTCCACATCAGACTCAGCCATGCGTAAGTTTTCAGTATAGTCAGCTTGTAGGCTACACCACTCTGGAAAATTAGTATCAAATCCGCGTTGATAGAACTTTGAAAACCAGTTGTTGCGACCACGAGGAGTACTAATAAATATAGCTTTAGCTGTAGGCTTATCTAGAGTAGGGCGCAGTGCTACATTAAACGCATCTTCGCCACGATCACTTAGTGCAGCTTCATCAAATATAATAAGATCATAGCTACGACCTACTGTGCTATCAACTGTGCCAACTGAACCCATGCGAATAGTTGAACCATTTTGTAGCTCAATAACTTTATCTTTAAGGTTATCTCGCTGTACCTCAAGATCAAAATGTTTTATTAAACGACGCTGTAGCTCAAAGCTTATTGAACTAAGATTATAGTTTGGTGATATTATTAGTACGTTACAATTAGGCACTAGTGTTACTAGTTGACCTATAATATTAGCTATATAGGTTTTGCCTAGTCGACGCGCAAGTGCAGCGCAAATAAAGCGATATTTAGGATTGTTGACACTGTTAATTAATGCAATTTGTGGGCGATTAATAGTGTCGTATAAGTTAAGTAATTTTAAATAGTTGTCTATGGGTAGCTTAATAAATCTGGTTCTAGGGTCGAATTCTTGTATAAATTCAACATCAACATCTTCTCGACTTACTGTTAGCATTAGATACCTTCACCACTAATAAGCTTGTGTATAAGTTGTCCATACTTAGTACCATCATCACTATTAATCTGCACATTAACCTGTTTTTGTGGACCAGTATTAGTTTGCTTTAACTTTTCTAGTTGAATCTCGCGATCTAGTAAGTCCATGCTCATTTTATGTGATAAGGAAAGTAGTTCGGCAATATCTTTTGAACTGCCAACTCCTGACTCCTCAAGCTCATGAAACTTTTGCTGTATTAGTGCGTCTATAGCACGTCGCATTAAAAATTTGTTGTTGTAACCAGTGTCAAAAAATACTTGATCTATATAGCCACGTACTTCACGTCTGGCTAGTGTAGTAACTACTA